AGTTCAGCGTTAACTGGCTGACTGTGTTTGACAATCAACTTGGCTTCGCCAAGATCTTGGTAACTTATCTTCGAAGTACCGTACATTTTACTTTCCATCATGGGTGCCATGGGTTCTTCCTTACGTTTTGCTTTGAATTCATAATCTCGTTTGTCTAATTGACTTTTGGCAATATTTTGCACATCAAAATTCAACAACCGATCTTTGGCAAATTGCCTAAAACTTTTAATAAATTTAAATGCACGGTGATTTCGATTTGATGCCAACTCGCCGACAAGTTGGACCACAATACCGTCGTCTTCGTCCAATGTGATGGATACGTTGCCCATGCTCACGCCTTCATCTTTGTATTCAAACTCAAAGAATCTGGCCTTGGGTATATCTTGTTTTTTACTCAACACAGTGGCGTTTTCGTCACCTATTTTGATGTTGGGAAAACGGGTTTCTATTTTGCCATAGAGGTCCAGCGCAATTTTATCTAAATTAGAATTCATCTTATATTTATCACATCCCTGTGGAAACGAATATAGGCAAAGGCGGCTCCCAAACATCTGCCCCCAGCTCACTGGATACTCTCATCAGTTCAAACACCGCTGGATCCCACTCTGCCAACACCAAACTCATGCGTACTATCAGCAATAATGCCGCTACCAAGTCGTCATGTTGCCCAACTTTGGCTTTAAAACTAGTACCTGCAGCGATAAACGTTTTTAATTCACTTATCAACGGCCTACTGTTCAAAGTCATTTTTCCTTCTTCTATCAAGTATTTAACTTTGGCACATGTTGAGATTTTGTTACCAAATGTGGTGTTAAATCCTTTGCGAAACTTCTTCACATGGCCTTTGCGCATGGGTTCACTAAGGAACAAACCTGGAAATGTTTCTTCCCCCAAATTAGCAATAACAACCAGCGCACTTTCGCCCACGGTGTTGTTTTCAACGCTCCAATATATTTGATTGTAGCTTTCTCCGCCTATTTCGCCTGCTATGTATATCAGTATGTCTCTAAATATCTTGACTTGTTGCTGTATCGGCGTCACATTGTGTTGCCATTCTGCTATTTGTATCATTTCAGGCATTTGAAATACTTCAATGGCACCATAGTCTCCGCCTGTGCCCAAACTGGGATCAAGTGCTATGAGGTACAGCTTGCCAGGGTCAGGTTTCCGCCACCAACGAACTTGCCCCATTTTAAATGATGTTTCTTTGCCGTTGAGTTCTGCTAGTTTTAAACTGTTGATCAGCGTTTCGTCAAACACCAGAAATTCACAACCGTATTCTCGACGAAAACGTTCTTCGCCAATGCGGCCCATCTCAACACGTTTCCATTCATCGTCACGATCTGGATGTTCGTGCCATTCTGCTCGGAATCCATGAAATCCGTTGCGACCAATTTTGTCTTCTTTTTCATTGCCAAATTCATCAAACAAATCTTGACTGTCTTTCCAGATAACAGCAAACTCGTCTTCGTCACTGTTGGGTGTTGATGTAATGATTGCGCGACCACCAGTTGCTAGTGTCGGGGATATCGAAGTCCAAAACTCCGTGGCGATGTTTGGTTGCACAAATGCAAACTCATCACAATACAGCAAGGATATTGACATGCCACGACCAGTGTTACCGGTAGTAGTTGCTGAAACAATTCTTGAGCCGTTATCAAATTCAATACTCCCTTTGTTGTAGTTAACAACTCCTGAACGAATATAATCGTCACAGAGTTCGTATCCATAACGGATACGTTGCATAATTTCTTGAGAGCCTGTGTACTTGTGCGCCGCAACTAGAATAGTTTGATCTGGGTGAAACATGGCAAACCACAACAAGTATGCACTTGCACATGTGGTTTTTCCACTCTGGCGTGGCAGCATGTTGATGTTAAAACGATAATCGTGATATGCTTGCAACAATCTTATTTGATAATCAAAAGGCTCAAATTTCATCTTACCTTTGGTAGGATGCTGAATGTGAAAGAAGTGTTTGGCAAAATGCAAATAGCCTTCTTTGGGGTCAGCACAGGCCAACAAGTGCTTGACTTGTTCTTCTGTGAACTTTTCTTTTGTGTGGGCCTTTTTTGTTAAGACCCCGTCAAGGGATTTTGCCATATTGTTATTTAATCAAAAAAATAGACCCCAGAGGGTCTATTTGGCACTATTGAACAGAGTGCTAACTGCGACGAATTATTTAAAAACGTGGTGCGTCTGGGCGGCGGGCAGCGTTGGCTTGTGCCGCCCTGTCGCGCAAGCTACCCGGACGAGTGTTGGGATTTCCAGGTGCTGTTTGTCTACTAATGGTAGGGTTGCCAACAACTGCCGCACTAGGAACTCCTTGAGTTGGCATTGGCGCAATATCTGGCCTTCCAGCTTGTACTTTATACTTGCCGCAAAATTTAAAAGTTTTAATACCTTTGGTACGAGCAATCTCAATAGCTTTTTCCTTGCTACCTGCTTTGATTTCTGGGATGCTGTCCGAGTTTGGATTTAATTCCATAACAACTTGAGTACCGGCAATTTCTCTCATACGGTCGAGTCCTTCTGTTGCAGGAATTAATTGTTCGTTTTCTTTAACTGGAGCAAACGTTGGTTTGCCGTTGCGAGTTACTACACTGCCAGTGCCCATGCCTGGAGCATTGAACCACGGGTCGGATGTATTACTGCCCGGCAATGGAACTGTGACAATCTGGCACCAATCAAACTCTGGACATGCAGCCTTCTTAGCTATAGCATAAGCTGCATTGAATGTTTTCTGTGCCATGATTTGTGCTTTAACTTCAGGGCCACATTTTTCTTGTGGGCTAGGTGACGACATTGCTGCAATGCTGTCTGACGGCGCTTCTGGCTCAGGAGCAATGTATGATAGGTCGTCTTCTGATTCGTTTAATCTTTGATTTAATCTTTGATTTAATGCAAGCATCTGTGATACAGATTCTACCATTGGTTCGCCTTTGATTTCCTCGTACATAGCTGCTAACTTGCCAACCAAACCTTCTTGCACATGCCAGTGATGACGAATCAAACTGTTGCTGCCAGGAGCGCGAGACAGTGGGCTCGAGCCACCTTTGCTGTTCATATCATCACCGGTGAAGGTCACTGCATCGACACCATGTGTATGTGCGCCTGCATCGCCGTGAGTACTGTTGGCCCATGTTTCACCATCGTCTCCCATTTCTTCTTCAACTTCTTTTTCTGGAGTATGTGTGCCCTTGACTTCACCTGTGCTAAAATTTGTACTACCACCTGGATATTCTGCGGTTAACTCACCTAGTTCTTGATTGTCCGTGCCACGATTACCATAATCAGCTTGGATGTTGTCCATCATACGATCATGAATTTGTTCAAAGTCATCATCGCCGTGTAAGCCTGCATTGATAGAAATATCATCATACTTGTCTTGTACAGCTTGTTCAAGTTCTCTGCCGTACTTGCCTACTTGGGCATGGTACAGCATATCTGAACCGTCGTCGGAATTTGCAACTTTGCGAAAAAATTCTTCAACGTTGTTGTTCATTCCTTCTGAGGCCATTGCATCTATCATGTCGCCCATGATCGGTTCTTCATGATCCGGTTCGTGATGTGCTGGCTCAGAGTTATGACTGTCATCATGATCGGTACCCGACTCAATATTGTGTAATATATCCATTAAATCACGAACACCGCCTGCACCTGCGCCATTCAAACTCACATTCATGCTGACGTTGTCTTGTTGCTTGGGTGGCTCACTGTGACTCATGCCACCCAAGCCGCCCAACATGCCGCCCATTGGTCCGCCAATAATTTCAATGCCTTCTGCTTCGATAGGTGCAACCTCTGCTCCTTCGTCGATAGCGCGGATTTTTTTGTATAAATCTTCAAATTTCATTATAGTGCTCCTTTGGGCAATTTAACCTGCTTAGTGAAAATATTTTTAAAATTTGTTTTTGTTTCCACTTGTTTGACAGATTTTTCTTTACTTGGTTTAGGAGCACTGGCTGCTAAAATTTCATCGTTCACACCTTTGTACTGTGTGCCTTGATGTTTTTCTTTACCTAATTCTTGTAAAAATTTCATGTTATACTTGGCACCAACCAAGTCACTGTTATCACTGTTTTCGTAGTCTGTTCCACCAACAGCTTTGTTGGTACGCTTGTCATTTGCATGATTGATGTCTTGTTCTTTTTCTTCGCCCAGTGTACTGACCTTGACGCCTGATTGAGTCATACCCAATGCGGTGGCCACACGTTCGCGTATCTGTACACTGTTTGCTGGATAATCTGTAGTGACATCAAACACAGTTAATTGAACATTCTTGTGTTCAGGAAAGTCGCTGTGTCTTTCTTGAATAGGTGTTCGGTTGCCAGCACTCACGCCAGTAACATGAAATTGTGCCAGTGCAGTTTTGATTTGCGCAACACAATCTTTTGGACAATCTCCAACAATTTTTACTTTAAATTCGTAAATCTTTTTGTTTTCTGTCAAATAATCTTTAAATGATTTCATAGTATGATCCCAGTACTGTATTTATTTCATTTGCTTTAGTTTTTCAAGCAAGCTGTTTCGATCCGTGATGATAACACCGTCGCCTGTGATGTTGATACCTTCGTCAGCACTATTGGCATCTTGGTCCAACTTCTGTTTTTTCAACTGAAGATCTATCATTTTTAACTTTTTGTCTAATTTTGCACTTTTTGCATCAATGGCATTTTTCAGCATAGTGCCAGCAACTTCAAACAATCTAGCACTGTAACGTGCTTCCACATTCATGCCAAGATCCATCAAATCATCATACGCATCTGTGGCTTTTTTAGCCAAATCGTCCAATTCAGTATCTGCAATATCACCCAGCCCTTTTACTTGGGGCAATGCCGCTGATATTTTATCGTATTCGCTGATGTTGCGAAGCAGCGGAGCAACATCTGTTTTTGTTTGACGTTTTTCATCGTCTTTAACAATTTTCTTGCTTTCGGGCAAATTTAATAATTCTTCTAGTCGTTTTGTCATACACTTACTTATGCTTACATCTGACTGAATATATCATTTTCATTGAGAACACGAAATTTTATGCCTTGTTGCCCGCACCAAAGTGTAGCTGCTTTCCACTTGGCTTGATTCTTAACGTACTGTGCTTGATTGTATTTGTTTTTGCCCACACGCTCCAGTATGGTTTGACTTGCTGGTTTAATTTCAATTAACTCAGTTAATATTCTGTTCTTTTTATCAACGTATTGTATGAAAAAATCTGGCACATACACAGTTTGACGTTCAGTCAGTGGATCTCTATAGGGAATTTGTATAGCTTCACTGGCCCACTTCATTATACTGGGATTGGTGTCGCAAAAGTTCATGAAACTCCACTCCCAGCTGCTTCTGTATGTTGGAATTTTTGTACCAACATATTTTTCAGGATGTTTAGTGACAAACTTGCCTCGAGCGAATTTTGCCATTTTAGATCAAAATATTACGTGCTTCGTACGTGTTAGTAACTGTTGCGGTTCTGTATCCCAACACACTGGTACTGTCTCTGCTGGCATTCAGTACCTGTGCCACCACTTGAGTCAGTTGTATATCTGTGAGAACTTTTAATGTATCTATTAACGTAAACACATTTACATTTTCTTTCCTAGACTGTGATAACAATATAATTGCCACGGAATTTGCACTGACTTTGTCAAACCCTCGTTTGGTAAAAAATGCAATAGTGGCATCAATTTCTCCAGCTGGGAAGCTGTATGAATTTGCCAAATTTGCTCCAAAGAATGTTTTTACATTGATGGGACCAGCTTGTTTTGTTGAGGGTAAATTAAATGCACTCATGATTAGAAACCATCCTCTTCATCGTCGGACCCACCAAACTCTTCAAACGCTTCTGAATCCTCTGTTCTAAAATCTGTTTCAGGATCATAAGTATCTGCACCGGTGTCAACTTCTTGCGCTTCTGTCACTGCATCTGCTCCAAATCCGTCTGGGTTGCTTAGTAACGAACCTGAATCGTCAAACGACTCTTGAGGATTTTCGCCTTCTATTTCATTTTCAGTTCCGCTAGCTCCTGGCCTAGGTACAGAGTTGGTGTTCTTACTGCCAAATCTTGGAAAACTAAATCCTGATAGCCCACTGACTAAACTACTTGCTGCACCTAAGGCACCCACCACTCCTAGCCCAATAGCCAATCCAGATGTTAATTTACTAATGGGTTTGCTGGATAATTGTGTGTTTTGATAAGTGTTGACTTGTGCAATGGTGTTAGATAGCACGCCGCCGGCTGTTGCACCTGTGCTGGATACAAAACTGGGTGATGTTGCACCGTTGGGTCTGCTGCCTTGTAACGGGCTAGGTGTGTGGTCGTAATGAGTATCTCCAAATCCTTCTGGAGCATCTTGTCCAACGTTGCCACTACTGTAGCTGACTGATTCATAACTAAACTTCATGTCAAAGTCACGCATTTGATTCTGACTGTAGTCTAGTTTATTATGATTCCAGCTGGTTATAACTGGATTATACAAGTGGTAGCACACATACTCGTGTCTTGCCATTTGATATATTTTAATGTAGTTGAAAAATGGGTCCGTACTGCCTGCATCGTATCCGTACACAGATGGAATACTGCTGAATGACTTGGTGGCATTTCTAGCATATGCGCCTGGAATAGTTGCGGTATTGCTATCAGCATAGTAATAAGAAAAATATTCTTGCCACAACTGATTAATTAATCCCATGTTATCATCGTGAAACTTGGCGCCAATCTCTTGATAATTCACACGATATTGCACAATCTTTTTTCTATTGTACTGATTTAATGTTTCTGTTGCTATTGCAAAATTAGGTAAATCAATACTTTTAACTAACATGTTGATTTCTTGGCCGTGTGTGGATACAAGTTTAGAATTTTTTGTATTAATACCAAACGACACGTGGAATTGAAAATTAAACTTGGGGGCAAGTCTAAACTGATCAACATTGAACAAATTAGCAGCATGAGCATAGTCCCGCAAAATTGTGGGGCCAGTCCTGGTGAGATTAGAGTTGGGGGTGAAGGCCATAACTTTATTTATCGAAAAAATAATGTACGCACTTAACTATCAATCACAATAAAACCCACCGCAGTGGGTTTTACTTATTATGAACCTAAAATAGTAGTTCCGCCTGGGAATGTCTGTACTGTTTTGTTAGAGCCAATTGCATTAGTTGGATTCAATTGAACAGCATTGTCATACTGTATGCTTAGATCAATCATTACAGGAGTTTGTTCACTGTATTTTAAATCTGTATAGTTTGTTGAAACTACATAGCAACCGTAGCACACCCATGCTTCCAGCACATTTGGAGTGTTAGTGCCGTTGCCTCCGTCTAACATTTCAATACGCATAGTGAACTTATAGTCGCCTGCTGAAGCTGCACTGCTTTGTTGAAAGAAGTCGAATTGCTTTTGATTCTGTTCGCCAACTAAAATAGTAACAGCGTTGGTAACATCGTCTCGCAGTTTAATTGCAATAGGATCCCAACTTGGTTTGCCGGCATAGTGAATAACCGAATTGTAAATGTCGATTTTCTGATCTGCAAATTTTAGATTCGGCCTGGCCGCGTCTGAAACTTGTTTTGTCAGTTCAGTCACGGCGCCAGTCACTCCAAAGTTTTCAAACGAAATACGAAATCTGTATTTTAGTTTGGGCATCAACAAGCCCTGAGAGCTTGCACTTTGGTCTGATGCTAACGGTACTGTAAAGTTTGATAGAGCTGCAATTGCCATTTAGTTTCTCCTAATTATGTGCCCAAGCCTGCAATGCCGCCAGTATTTTCTAAACGCATTGGAATGTAAATAAATTCCACAGCTTTTACTGGCTCAATGGCTATGTCGACGTGAAGTTCGTTTGCATCAATTCTAGACGGTGTGTTGTTTGAACCATCGCACACTACTAAGAAATCATACAATGCTCGTTGCCCAACTAATTCAAGCAATAGTTTTTCAATCTGTTGTTTGATTTGGTTACGTGTGATAGTGTCGTTTGGTTCAAAGATATATGGCTTGGCAATAACGTTCAGTTGATAACGTAGATAAATTACCAAGCGAGCTACATTGATACGATCCAAGCTGCTGGCCACTAGTTGACGTGTCTTTTGTCCGTACGCCACTAATCCTGCGCCAGCAAGGTATGTGATTGGATTAACGTGAGTAATGGCCAGTGTGTCACGTTGACCTTGATTCAATGCCACAGTAACAAATTCTCCCGAATCACTTGTGACATAACCAACGCTGCTTGCGTTTGATACGCCGCCGCGACGTACACCAGCTGGTGCAAACCATGGATAAGAAACACTGTCGCTTAGAGCAATTGTGCGCAACATGATGTGGCTTGGAGGAACAACAATGTTACGTCCGTTCAAGTCAGTTGTGTATCCCCATGGGTAATAAACAGCACTGTACGAATTGGTTGTGATCAATCCCATATCACCATCGATAGCTGCGCCTGCAGCATTGTTGGCCCAGTTGCTTAAACTTGTAGCGTCTGGAGTCAAACGAGCTGGTGTATCTAATACAATGAATGCTGATAAGCCGTTGTCTGCATTCAAACCGTTCAGTGCGCTGGCCGTTTCTAAATAGCCCGGGCAGGCCAACAAGTTGTAGATAACTGTGTCAGGTTGACGGATACCTTGGTTGCTTTGTATTGTGGCTTGAATTGCCTGCAACACCACAGCACGTTGAGCTTTGCGTCCAAACTGTCCAACACCGAATGTGTCATTTGGAGCTGCTGTTACCCAACGATCTGGATAATAGTAAGTTTGTGCGGCATTGCCCATTCGTGGATTTTGTTCAGTTGTGTCAACATATCCAACTTCATATCTCTTAACATTAAAACCACTGCGGCGTGTGTTCCATAGCAATGTTCCTTTTGGATACAGTGCAGGATCTGGAGCATCGCCGTCTAAGAAGCTGCTGGCAAGTAAACTAACAATTGAGTCAGGAGCACCTGCGCCTGCAAATGGTGAACCCAAGTTGCCGTTGGCGCTTTGATCACTCCAACGTGCATCACCAAACACAACGCCAGCACTGGTTGTTTGATCTGTGTTGTCAATCAACACCCACTTCTTGGTTGCAAAATTCCATTTGTAAATGATAGGATAATTTTCAATGTCGCCGGTGTAGATCCATAAATCACCATTGGCCAATGTTGTGCCAGTGCTTTGTGTTTTAGGCATACTTGCGCTGATGATAGGACCGTTGGCATCTGTATCACCTTGTGTGCCCAGTGGGTTATTAATTGATTTACCGCCTTTGATAACAGCACTACCCACTGTGGTATCCACACTGCGATAACCTACCCATCGTGAACCATTACACACCATGATGTCCACATCGTTCAAGTAGCTGTCATACCACAATGCACCGTCCAAAGGAGTTGTGGTCAATGCAGTTGCGCTTGGTGTGGCGTATGCTGAACTACCAACCATTGTGCCCCACAATGTGGCCATAGTGCCTATACCACTTGGGTTTGAATAGTAGTTGGTTGTTGAACCAGCTGTGAACAATTTGCTTAGTGTGGCTGCTGCGCCTGCGCCGTCCACAAACACAATGTCGCCGCCGCTTTGGTGTGTGATAGTGATTGAAAAGTCACTGTTAACTTCTGCTGATACCTTGCTGCTAACCAATGCAGCTTGCAATGCTGCAACCAAGTTGTTTGCATCTGTTTGACTATTTCCAGTACCAGTAAATGCCACTGTCACAGGAGTTGTCAAATAATGAGCATAACCGTCAGCATCAATGGTGCCAGGTGTCAATGAAGTTTCTGAAATTGTAAAACTATACGCGACAGCATTTGTAAATGTACTGTTGCCAACTGGGCTACTTGTGATTTTTGTTACACCAGCAGCTGTGCGATAATAAATTTTAAAATCTGCTAAACTGTTGGTAGTGTACTCGCCATCATTGAATTTCACGTATGCAGCACTGGCTGTGACATTGATGCCGCCGCCAGTTGGATCCAACGTTACCAAAGCTGTTCCGTTGTTTGGATGCAAACTGATTGGCTTTTTCACCCAAGCTGCTGTGTCTGTGCTGTATTCTTTGACAACCCAATTTGCGCCGTTGTTGACGTTTGTGGTTTTGCACCACACACTGCCTGTGGGATAACCGTTGGCAGTACTGGTGTTGTCTGCAATGCCAAATGTTGGAACATTGTAGTGTTGACTTGCTGAAAAAGTAGGAGCCAAGTAAACACTGGCTGAGAATCCCAATGCTGTAGCTGCTGTACCACTCAGTGTTATACTTGCTCCTGTTGAATAAATGTTCAATACATTTCCAACAGCACCTGCAGTAACCCCAAACAACACACCGCCACCGCCGTTAATAGCAGTAGCCAAGGCTGACACTGTGCTAACACCCGATACGTTAACTGTGGTAGTGCCGTTGCTGATAGTTAGCACACTGCCACCAGTGGTAACTGTGGTAGTTGATACCAATTGACTAACACTAACTGTGTAACTTGTACCTGTTGTTGGTGCACCTGTTGCACTTTGATTCAATGTGTACACGCCAGCACCGCCGGTTGTGCCTGACACAAACGCAACAATATAAGTGCCAGCAGTAATAGCACCACCGCTCAATGCCATACCCACTGTGACTGTGCCTGAAGCAACAGCACTGACTGTCAATGTTGTTGTGCTGACGGTAGCCGTGATAGTTGCTGTGTTGATTGCTGTGATTTCTGTACCAGCAACAATTGTGCCGCCAGCCAAAACTTGTCCCACAGCCAAAGAGCCACCTGAAACGGCACCGTTCACTGTCATCACTGAGCCAGATGCTGCACTTGCTGCACCGTTACCGATAATAGTACTGGCTGCTGAGACGCCGGTGGCT